CACGACGCTCTTCCGATCTGGGGAAAGGAGGAAGCCATGCCACACAGTGAAAACCTGTTTTCCCAAAAAGAAGTGGCAAAGAGATGGGGATGTGACACGTCCACCATCGCCCGCCGAGAGAAAGACGGGTTGATCCAGAGGGCGATCGCCATCCCGGGCGTATGGTACACCCGCGATTCTGTCGAAAGGGCAGAAGGTCTGGAAGGGGACGAGAGCCCCATGAGCCCTTTTGAAAGAAGGCGTCTCGAGAAAAGGATCCGCGAGCTGGAGAAGAAAGTATCCGGCTATGAAGATCAGTTCTATTTCCTTTCGGACGCCATGGAAAGAGTGAAGAAGATGATGAATTGAGGTGAGAAGAGTGGATGAGAACGAATTCAAAAAATGCCGCGAGCAGTTGCTCGCGGCGGGGATCCCATTCGAGGAAGATCATATGTTCCTTTTCCCATCAGACGCAATAGCGCTGAAGGCGAAGAAGTTTCTCAAGAGAGATAAGAAAGAGGACCTTCTGGATTTCCAAAACTTCGAGAAGGCGGTGCAGCCACTGATGGACTACATGAGAAAACGTAGGAAGGAATCTCATGGGCTGGACGAAGCGGAAGTCGTAGTAAGATACGACGGCGCGAAACTCATGACGGGGCGATATGGGATACCGGAAGCGGAAATCAGCCGAGGGTCTCAACCGGATCCTTATGCCGATACCTTCTCAACAGATCGTCAAGATAGCGACGTGGATGTGGAGGAAAGATGACAGAAGAAGAGTTCATGGAAAGAAAAGAGTCCACCGTGCGCAGCTTGCTCTTGCAGTTAGCGGGAAAGGGGTTCACGGTGGATCAGGTGAATGAGGTGCTGAGAGCAGCAGCCAGCCTTGCAGGAATGACGCCTTTCACCGACGGCGTTATCGACGAGTTGAATAAGGGGAACCCGTGGTATTAGGACGTCGGGATAGCTCTTTGAGAATGCGATCATAGGCGCTCTGGTATGTAACGGCGAAGCTTTCTGGCGTTTGGGCAGAAGGTCCTGCGACAGTTATGCGATGCTTCAGCCACTCTAATGCCACGAAGTGCGCCTGCATTTCAAGATCATTCATTGTTTTCACCTCCTTTCTGCCTATCAGTATAGCAGGAAGGAGGAGTGCGGAGGAAAGATGACAGACGAAGAATTGCAAGAAGAACAGAGAAGAGACTTTGAAGCGAGAAGAAATCTCGCATTTATGCGGCTTGTGTGCGCCCTCAATGAGGGCGATGCAGAGATCTTCGATATCGAAGTAGAGAAGAACAAGGAAGGCGAGGACGTCGCATGGATCTACTTCAGAGACGGAGGGCTCGCACGCGTGAACATCTGCGGAGATACTATCATCACCGCGATCCGTGAAATCTTGAATTGTAAGAGACTGAAGGAAATGTGAAGGAGAAGCCATGGACAAGGAAGAATTGGAAAAGCAGATGAACGAGACGGCAGAGAAGTTCGAAAGGTCCTTCGAGGCCTGGAGGAAGAAAAGGAATACAGCTGTCAAGGAAGTACTGAATGTTTTGGTAGACAGTGACCTCACCTACGAGGAAGCCGTCAATGTGTTAGATGGATGCCGGACATACCTGCGGCACAACCTGAAGATCGAGAACATTGATCTCAATGTAGAGGAGAGAGAACCATTTTGACAGACGAAGAAGCAAAGACATTAGGAGAGCTTGCCTTGAAAGCGGACATGCTCCGCCGCCAATGCCGAGACATTGAGGAGAAGATGAAAGAGCAGAGAGCAGCCATGAAGAGAATGGCCAAGTGCATGCTTGCTATCATCATGATCCTGGCATTCGCGGCAGGGATCGCTGTATGGAAAGGCTGATAGGAGGAAATCATGACAAGCGCAGAGGCAATCCAGGTCGTCCATCAGATGATGGACGACCGTGAACGTGAGATGGTGGCTGCGCAGACAGCCGCAAATACGCATCACGGGAATGCGGAGCGTCGCGATTTTCTTATGGAAATCGTAAAAGGCGTGGCAACAGTCGCAGGCGTCGCCATCGGCTGGGCGTTTATCGCAGCAGGCTGTGCCGTGATACAGTGAGGCGCTGTGAATATCGATGGAGGGAGCGACTAAATGAAAGACGAAGTCACGCTGGAGCAGGCACTGGAACTCCTTATGGAGGATCAGCCTGTACACGTATTCGATGAAAACGGGGATGACTACTTCTTCGGCTACAAGAGTGCCATCAATGAAGAAGAACCTGTCCCGCATCTGGTCGTCACCGGGATCTTCGCGAATACTGAGGATCTGAAAGATGGCAATGGAGAGATACAGGTCATCGAGCTGCAGGTATGCGGTGACCATCGAGGTGAAAGCCAATGAGAGGCTGCTGGGTTAAGCTCTGGATGATCGGAGAGCAGCTGTGTCATGTGTCCATTGACCAGTCAGACCAAGACCCCAAGTGGACCATCATGGCAGCTGCCGCACTCATCAAGGAATATTGTAAAGAAACCGGGCTGGATCCCTCTATGGCAGCGGAGCATATCGCCCGAATGTTGGAGAAGAAACATGATTGACGAAGGAATCATTATTGAATTCATGAAGCACATCAAAAGGCAGCTTTATGAAGAACAGGCTAGGGTGGACAATGCAGACCATGAAGGAAAGACCAAAGACTACTTCTGGCACGCAGGATACATTAGCGCCCTGAAAGAGAGCCTGAAAGAAATCGAAAGGACTACCGGCATCACCGGCGTTTACGGGAAGGAGGAGAGAGCATGCAGGACACATACACGAAAGCAGAGCTTGTAGAAAAATTCCAAGAGCTAGAAAAGCGGGAAATTGTACGCGCGAAGCATAGCATGGAGCTGGGAGAAAGCGCCGCTGCCGAGTGGCACCTAAACCGCGCATCCTTGCTGAAAGAGCTAATTGCTCTTACCGTGGCGGGGGCACTCTGATGATCTACTACTGCGCACGCTGCGGAAAAGCAATCCCGCGGGGAAAAGAAATGATGGAAAAGATGGGCGGCCGCCTTGTGCCGACACACATGGACTGCCGCGAAAGATACAGCAGAAAAACATTAGACCAGATGATTCACGAAGCCCTGGATAAAGGACCAGGGAACGAACTTCGTAGAAAGATGAAGGGTAGAAATGACTGAGAAAGAAATCAAAGGATACATCGACAGAAAGATCGGAGAGATCAAAAAGGAAACCGAATGTGATGACTGCATCCTGCTCATTGGAAAAGATGGTGAGGGAGAAATGCGCATCGGCATCAACAATGAAGCAACTCTGGTGGTGTGTGCCTATCGTGTGATTGAAGCCTTTGGGGAACTGGGAAAGAACCCATATACCAGACGGACCCTCCTTCTGAGAGAACTGACGCAGCATCTCATCAACGAAGTCAAAGAGGAATTCGATGAGAAGGGGCTCTCGCGAGAGTTCGATGACCTGATCCCAAAGGAGACGGAAGACGATCCGCCTGCTGAAGAGGAAAGCGGCATGGTAAAAAGAATCTCCAAAAGAGGGAAGCCGGAGGCAGAAGATGATCCGTCTGTCGAGAAATAAGAGGTACAAGCTCTTCGAGATCGTCCGCCTACGGGATAGAGACCTCTGGGATATCTATGAAAGAATGCTGGGAGTCCCGTGTCCGATGGGGAGAACCCACGTCCACCATGTTATTCCCGTAGCTTCCGGCGGAGAAGACATCGCAGAGAACCTCATCACCTTAGACCCGAAGACCCACTTCTACATATTCCACAACGGATTCGGGAGTGTGGATAAAGAATGGCAGAAAATCGCCCAGAAGTATCTAGCGAGCAAGGAGGTCGAAGCATGGCACGAAGAAAGAGAAGCAAGTTTGACAGCCCTATACCAGACTGCAGAAGCTACCCGTATCAAGAAGATCCGGCAGAACTGCTTGCCAGAGAAAAGACCAGGCTTCAAATACTAAGAGAAGACAATACCATCTGCCCCGTATGTCATAGGGGTATGAAGCACACCTGCCATTGTCCTCATGAAAAAGCGGCCGTCTGTGAAGAACATTGTGAAACATGTGAATACCATGTGCCAATGACAGCAGCCAGCAACGGGAAATGTTTGTGCACGAAAAAGCCGCCTGCGGGAACAGGCGGCGAAGGGTGAAAGATAAATTCACGTTTTTCTATATGAGAGTATATCACGCCCTTCATAAAAAGTCCAGAAAAGCAAGGCACAAAGGGGATTTTCCGTCCCCTTTGCCCCCTTGTTAAGGCTATTATTTGGAGGACCGATGCCGTATCGAAAACGTATTTTCACCTACCCTGGAGGAAGGGTAGAAGAGAAGTATTATACCTGCCGCCTGGGAGGCAAAAAGACACGCATCAAGAATTGCAGCAAGACCCCGGAAGCCGTGGCCAAAGTGAATGCAAGAAGAGCGGTAAGACACCTGAAGGAACTGATCCTCACCAATTTCAAGCAGGGAGACCAATACATCACCTTGACCTATGCCAAAGAACCCAAAGACTATGAGGAGGCCATCCGCCATCTCACAAACTATATCAAGAGACTTCGGAGACGCTACCAGAAAGCCGGACAGGAACTACGCTATATCTACACCACGGAATACAAGGGGAAAAGAATTCATCATCACATTCTTGTAAACAAAGTCCTGGAACAGCAGGAGCTTCGAAATGCATGGGGGCACTCCAAACTAAGCGCCTATGACATCATCGAATATCAGGGAGAAGAAAGGGACGCCAAGAAACTTTCCGCTTACTTCACGAAAGAGTCAAATATAACCGTAAGGGAAGGAAAGCAGAAAGTGAGATACGTCGCTTCGAGGAACCTCAAGAAGCCAGAAGTCCGCTATCAGACGATCCAGTCCAAGAAATGGAGAGAAAGACCGACGGCGAAAAAGGGATATGCTCTGGCAGACGTCATGAATACCTTCACGGGCTGGGGGTATCCGCTGCAGATCGCAAGGTATGTAGAAATCCCCAAGAAGAAAAAGCGAGGGAGAAAAAATGAGTAAGATCTGTCCCGAGTGCGGGAAATCATTTGTCGGCAGTACAGGCCAGAAGTATTGCTCCTACAGGTGCTGCAAAAGGCACAACAGAAAAGCAAAAGAAATCAAGCATCCGGATCCACCCAAGGGCGTGTCGATCATCCGCGCCTTTTCCTGCAAAGAGTGCGGGCATGAAGCCCTCGTCTGGGAAAGAACAGATAAGAGGACCGTCTTCTGCTGCAGTCTCTGCGAGAAGAAATACTGGAAGCACAACACCTCCAAGAGCAACAAGCATAGAAAAGGTGAAATCGGCATGTCCGGCGGCATGAGCTTAGGGAGCCTCATCCGAAGAGAAAAGAGGGATCTATTATGACAGGGGAAGAATATACAGCCTTTTTACGCGCCAGAAAACCTGAAGTGTACGTTCAGAATTCATCCGGCGTCCCGGTGAAATGGATCGTGACAAGAGCCTATATCAATGGCGTCAGCGCAAAGCGTCATACAGATGCCGAGAACTACAGCCACGACGACACCGGCTTCTTTCCAGTCGCCATGCTGATGACCAAAGCGCAGGCAGCCAAAAGGAAGAAAGAGCTCGCAGAGAAAGCAAAGTCCCTGCAGAAAATTTGCGCCGGGTGCGGCGCAGCCTTCACCTCAAAGGATCCTCGCAAAGTGTACTGTTCCGCCAAGTGCCAGAAAGAGTCGAATAGAAAAGAGACTGTTCGGAAATACTGGGAAAGGATGGAAAACGAAGAACGCCCCATCCTTGTCTGCCCCGTCTGCGGGAAGAAATTTAAGCAGAAACATTGTGAGCGGATCTGCAGCGATGAGTGCCGGGCGAAGAAAGCCAAAGAGGCCGGTAAAAAAATAAAAGCAGTCAGACAGCAGCTCAATAAAGAACGGGAAGAGATCCTAGGGGGAGAGATCAAGCTCGCGAAGAAAATAAAAAGAGGGAAGGTCTGCGCCGGGTGCGGTGCCATCTTCCGGGCGAAAGGAGGAGAAAAATATTGCAAAACATGCATGAAAAAGGGAGTCACATGGGGGATCGAATGAGAAAGCACGATGCACGCATGATCATTCAAAGAATCATAGCCGGAGCATTCCGGGGGACAAGGAAAGCCTTCAAAGCCAAGAAACTTGAAACCAAAAGGAAAGACCACTCGCAGCACCATCTCTACTGGTGCAAGAGAGAACCCATCAATCAAAGACGGAAAATTGAGATCGAATTTTGGACCGGGTGGTATCTCAGCCTGCATAGCGGATACTTCCGAGAACAAGTATGCAAAGAAGCCGAAGAAAGAGAGAAAGCAGAATGACAGAAGAAGAGAATCCGAGAGAGCTAGACAAGCGCTTAAGAAACCAAGTTCAAAACCTGCTCGAGAGTAAAGAGGGCAGAAACCTGTGGGCGGGAGAAATCCAATTCCAAAGTATCCAGCTGAATAACAGCAGTGTTTCCATCAGTTATGTCGATGCGGATGGTGTGAAAACGTTCACGTGTGAAGAGCAGCCGAGAGAAGAATTTAGAACCGCTATGGCGGCGATGAGCCTTTACTATACCGACATGGCAGGGGACTATAGACCCGAGAAACCGGTACAGGCCATTTTCGCGGTGGAGAAAGTAGTGCCAAAGCGGGATAAGAAATCCGGGGCGCTAAAAGGAGTGCGGCTAGGCGGGCGGTTCCGCCTCAAAGGCAGCCCTACCACGCAGCGGTTCAGCACGATCGAAGACATCACTCCGACTGATAACGTGCTCCGCATCATGAAGAAAATCTATGATGAAGCGGCGCTTTACATCAGCGGCGAGCGGAGAGAACAAAACCTTTTTAAAACGAGCCAGGATGGTGAGCAGGAGCCAAGCGATGAGCGGGCAAATGAAGAATGATAGATTTTTTTCGATTTTCCGCGAATTGAATTAAATTGAATTAAATTGAATTGGATTGAATTGAAAGGAGAAAGAATTGAACAGCGTAGAAATATCCGGGAACCTCGCAAGAGACCCCGTCGTCAGATCCACTAAGACAGGGAGAGCCGTTGCCACATTTACCGTCGCCTCCAGTCGCCTCTATGTTACGCAGAATGGTGAACAGAAAGAACAGACCGCATGGATCAATGTCGTTGCCTGGGGAGCCATCGCGGAAAGAGTGGCCAACTTCTGTAAGAAAGGAACCTTCGTCTACGTCCATGGCAGCCTGAACACCAGATCCTACGATGACGACAGCGGCCAGAGGCACTGGATCATGGAAGTCGTAGCAGACATCGTAGCTGATCCGAAATGGGGAGAGGGCAAGGCGTCATCCGGAGGAAGCTATTCCGGTGGATATAGCAATGGATCCGGCGGCGCTTCCAATGGCTATGGAAACAATTCCGGCGGGTTCAACCAGTTCGGCCCTTCCAAACCGGAGCAGCGAGAAGAGAGCATGTTCCCTGCGAAAGGGCCGCAGGAAGACATACCATTTTAGGTAAAGAAGAATGATTGAAGAAAATCCATAAGTGGTAAGTATTCGAGGGGGATCAAAGTGAATAGGCAGGAAAGAAGAAGGCTAGGCGTCAAAAAGAAGGATCCCATGGTTTCCATCAAACAGTCAGACGTCAATGCAATGAAACAAGAAGCCACCAAGAAAGGCTGCGAGTTTGCCTTTAACTTGATGCTTGCTATTCCGGCTATGGTCATCCATGACAAGTTCGGAAGCCTGATGAAGAAAGATGGCAGAGTGGAAAAGTTCGTAGACCTCTGCATGAAAGAGTATAAGTGCTATGAAGAGGGATACGTCGGCTTAGAGGAGCTTGCCAAGCTGCTTAAGGATGAAGCCGGAGTCAAAATCAAAGGATGGGAGGCAGAAGAAATCAAGAGATGACCATCGAAGAGAGAGCGGAAGCCCTGGCAAGGAAAGATTTCAATAAACTGAATATTCCGGAAACGGTAAAAAAGAGATCACTACGCAAAAGACGCCAGGGCAAGACGCTAGTCTTCGAAGCAGGAGAACGTGGGATCCTCGTGAGATACTTCATGCGTTGCCAGGGCAGGCACATATCCATGAAGCGCATTGTGACACACTTCCACGATGAAGAATTTGACAATTCTTCCAAACCACCGTAAGATAGTTATGAAATCTCCAGCAGATTTTCGGCATCCGTAAGGAGCCGGTACCTTTTACCCGCATATATCTCGCGGGCAACGATAAAAGATACCGGCTCCTTTTTTGCGTTTTTAGGGGTGAGAGCATGGCCAAAGGGAAATGGGAGAAGTGGATAGAGCCGAATCATCTCTTGATTTTAGGCGCGTGGGCACGTGACGGGCTGACCGACGAAGACATAGCGCACAACATTGGCATTTCCCGCTCCACCCTGAAGGAGTGGAAGAAAAAGATTCCGGCCATATCGGCCACCCTAAATACTAATAAGGCAATAGCCGATATCCGGGTAGAGAATGCCCTCTTCAAAAAAGCGATCGGCTGCACCGTCAAGGAGAAAGTCATTTCCAAAATCAAAAACCCGGACGGCACAGTCACAGAAACAGAGAGAGCAGTGGAAAGAGAGCTGCCACCAGATACAACGGCTGGGATCTTCTGGCTGAAGAACCGGAAACCGAAAGACTGGAGAGACAAGCAGGAAGTCGAGCTTTCCGGAAACGTAGGCATGACAGACGCGCTGAAGAAAGCGAGGGAGCGAGTGAATGAACACCGAAATAGTAAGTGACCTTGCCGGACTGGCGAAAGACCCCCTCAGTTTCGTCTACTGGGCTTTCCCATGGGGTGAAGGACTCCTTACTCATCAGGACGGCCCCGAAGCCTGGCAGAAGGAAATACTGGGCCATATAGGCGAAAACGTATCCCCGGACAAAGTTATCCAGGAAGCCGTCGCCTCAGGCCACGGTATCGGGAAATCCGCTTTGGTATCCTGGCTGATCCTATGGGCGATCTCCACCCACGAGAATACCCGAGGCGTCGTCACCGCCAACACCGAGACACAGCTCCTCACGAAGACATGGCCGGAACTCATGAAGTGGCACGCCATGTTCCTCGCAAGAGATTTATTCAAAGTCACCGCCACCTCCATATTCGCAGCCGAAGACGGCAAGGAAAAGAACTGGCGTATCGACGCTATCCCGTGGTCCGTGGCAAACCCGGAAGCCTTTGCGGGCCTTCACAATCAAGGAAATAGAACCATCCTCATCTTCGACGAAGCATCAGCCATAGACGATAAGATCTGGGAAGTTGCGGAAGGCGCGCTGAACGACGCCAACACGGAAAGACTTTGGTGCGCCTTCGGGAACCCGACGCGAAACACCGGAAGATTCTACGACTGCTTCCATAAATTCCGTCCATACTGGCACACCATGCAGGTAGATTCCAGATCCGTCAGATTTTCAGACAAGACAAAGATTTCCCAATGGGAAGAAGCCTACGGAGCGGACAGCGACTTCTTCAAAGTCCGAGTCACCGGAGACTTCCCGGACGCCTCAGACCTGCAGTTCATCCCATTGGGCCTCGTCAAGAAAGCAGCGCAAAGGAACCTGCATGAAGGGCAATACAAATTCGCTCCCTGCGTCATAGGCGTAGACCCCGCATGGTCCGGCGGCGACGCCACCTCCATCTACCTACGTCAGGGGCTCTACACAAAGAAACTGGCAAGGATCCTCAAGAACACAAACGACATGACCATAGCTAACATGATCGCCCGCTTCGAAGACCAGTATCACGCAGCAGCCGTCAACATCGATTTAGGATACGGCACCGGCATCTACTCCGCTGGCACCACCATGGGAAGAGCGTGGAACCTCATCTCCTTTGCGGGCTCCTCTCCCGATCCGTCATGCGTCAACATGCGTGCTTACATGTGGTTCGCTATGAAGAAATGGTTCCAGACCGGCGGCGTCATAGAAGCCGACCAAGTGCTGATAGACGACCTCACCCATGTAGAAATCAAACCCACCATGGACGGCCGCATTCAGCTGAAATCAAAGGACGAAATGAAGAAAGCCGGCGTCCCATCACCGAATGATGCCGACGCACTGGCTTTGACCTTCGCCCTTCCGATCATTCAGCAAACAGAAGACATAGTCAATACCAACTACAACCCATTTGATTGAAAGGAGAGATACACATGTGCGGATCCATTTTTGGCGGAAAAGTAAGAGTACCGGAAATTCAGAAAGTAGACCCGGCAGTAACAAACGTGACCTCCGGCGATATGAACGCGGATACCACCTCCGATGCGGAAGCAGCCAGAAAGAAAAGACTCCGCCAGGGCTACGCGGCCACCACCCTGGCGACACAGACGCAAGGAAAGAATACCCTTGGATAGTCTGGCAGCCTCCACCTTCACCCCTGAATATATCCCTGCAGACGGTGCCATCAAGACCATACCACGAGAAACGGCCGCCACCCGCGTAGGGGCACTGGAAACAGAAAGAAAAAACTGGGAAAAAAGATGGAAAGACATCAGAGACTTTCAACTTCCCTACCTGGGAGAATTTGGCGATACCGCCGATGTAACAGATCGAGGGCGCCGCCGTGACGGGAAGATGATAGACAGCATCGCCTGGATGAGCGATATAGCCTTTGGAGCCGGTGTCATGAGCGGGCTGACACCGCCATCCAGACAATGGTTCAAGATGGGATTTTCAAGAGCCGAAGCAGAAGAGGACATAGAAGCCATGCAGATTTTGGACCAGCGCCAAAAAATCGTGGAACACTACCTGCATAAATCCAACTTCTACAACTGCATCCACAACTGCTACATGGAGCTGCCATTTGGCCAAGCGCCATTGGGCGTATTTCCATCTATGGAAACAGGGATCCGATTTCAGAACTATACCATCGGGACCTACTACATAGGCACCGGGCCGGGCGGGAGAGTAAACACCTTTTGCCGGAAATTCACCATGACACCGGTTCAGATCATGGAACAATTTGGCGACAAAAACCTGCCGGACAAAGTGAAAGACGCCCTAAAGAGCGGCGGCAAATATACCAGGCAAATGAAAATCATCTGGCTGGTCATGCCCAATGATGGAAGAATCCCGGGGATGCCAGGCAATAAAAACATGCCATATACATCCTTGTATTGGATGGAAGGAGAAAGGGACTATTTATACTCCGGCGGCTTCGAAGAATTCCCGGTTCCCGTAGCCAGATACCAAGTTACGGGGCAGAATGCCTACGGCTTTGGTCCGGGATGGTACGCAGAAGGGCACTCCAAAGCCCTGCAAGTGTATAGAAAAGACTTCCTGCAAGCCGTAGAAATCATGGTAAAGCCGCCTATGGTTGGCCCTCCGGAAGTCAATAGGATTAACCTCATTCCCGGCGGATACACCAAAGAGTCCATCAATGGACAAAACCAGATCCGACCGCTGTTCACAGCCCCCACAAACCCGCAGTGGCTGGCACAGGAAATCCAAAACACGGAAGATGCCATCAAACGCATCTACTCTGCAGACCTCTTCTTAATGCTCTCCAGCAGCGTGGACGAGCCCCAGAAAACAGCGAGAGAAGTCATGGCTTTGCAACAGGAAAAACTCCAGCAGCTAGGTCCGGTAGTCGAACGGCTGCAAGATGAATTTCTTTCCCCGCTGATCGAAAGAACCTACAACATTCTAGAAAGAATGGGGGCCTTTGATCCCATCCCTGACGAAGTAGCAGAAAGACTGCAGAACGAAGAAATCAAAATCGAATACGTCTCCCCACTGGCACAGGCCCAGAAAATGAGCGGACTCGTAAATATCGAACAAGCCATTGCCTTTACCGGACAGATGGCCCAGGTATGGCCCGATGTTATTAAGAAAGTAGACCCTATCGGAACCGTTTCCGAATACTTCGAACTCTTAGGAGCGCCGGGGAAAATGCAAAGATCCACAGAAGAAGTACAGGCCATGATGGAAGAAGAACAGAGAATCCAAGCACAGCAGGAACAGCTTGCCCAGGCACAAGCGATGGCCCAGACTGTAGCACCGGCAGCCCAGGCCGCCAAGAACCTGACTGACGCCGCTAATGACGGGAACCCAGCTCTGCAAACCCTGATGGGAATCAACTCGCCCGGATTGAGCAGCGTATGAAAAAAGTCATCACAAACCCTGAGGATACCGACCTTCTATGGCAAAAGCGCATAGAAAAAGAACTCAAAGAAAGAGACAAAATTGCCTGGAAAAAAGTACTCAGCACCAAAGAGGGGCGATGGGTACTGGAAAGAATCTTGGAAATGACTGGCTATAGAGCCAGGACATTCACGGGAAACTCATGGACCTTTAGAAACGAAGGTATGCGAGAAGTAGGAATCACTATTAACGAGACACTGGTAGAACTTCTAGGCATTGAAGCCGTCACCTTGCGGCAGAAAGACGAAAAAGAATATATCAATTTTCAAATGGAGCAGAAAAGAATTTATGACACAGAAGACAAAGAATGAAATCAAAAAAGCGATTCTGTTTGTACTGGTATTTTTTGGAGCCGCCTTCTTCCTGCTTCAGCTGATGAACTAAGGAGAAACCACAATGAACGAACACACGAACACATTGAAATTTGACCTCCAGACATTTGCTGAACCGGAACCACAGAACGAACCAGCACCACCCGCCCCTGCAACACAGGAGGGATCAGGGGATCATCCGAAGCCGGATACACCGCAGCCCGCTTCCCTGGTGGAACAGGCGGCCGGACTGGAACAGGAAGCCGGTACCGTTAACTATGACTTCACAGGAAGCCTTCCGGAAGGATACGAACTGGATGAAAATACCAGCAACGCCTTTGGAGACATTTGCAGAGGAATGAATCTGAATAACGACCAAGCCAACCAGCTGGCCGCTTACGGCTTTAAATGGCAGCAGGAAATCATGGACCGTGTCCAAAAGACCCAGCAAGCCGCTTATGAAAAAGAAGCAGAAGAATCCAAAGCCTTCTTTGGCGCCAAGTTTGACGACGCTATGAAAAATGTCAGCCTGGCAGTCAACTCGTTAGAGCGAGAATATCCGGGATTTGTGGAAGCCTTGAATAAAGGCGGTGTAGGTAACAACAAAGCCGTACTGCAGGTGCTGGCAAAAGTGGGCACCCTGCTAAAAGAAGATCCCGGCGTCGGCGGGAACGACAAAGGGAACGGAGAAAACAACCCATATCCCAACACCAATTGGGACAATTTATAAGCGATAAGGAGAAAAAACAATGGAATTAGGAGACCTTTCTCTTACATTTAACGACATCCGCAAAAGACAGAACGTGGATGGAAACATTGACAACATCATCGAATTGGTACAGCGGGCAGACCCGATTATGGACCAGATTAAATGGATCCAGGGGAACCTTCCGACGGGCAATCGCACCACCCAGCGCACCAGCCTTCCCAGAGGGGAGATTCGCCGCATTAACCGTGGTGTAGGAAACTCCAAATCCACCACACGCCAGATCACAGATACCTGTGCCATGATTGAAGGCCACTCTCAGATTGATAAAAAACTGCTGAAATTGCAGAACGATCCCATGGCCTACAGAATGTCCGAAGACCGCGCTATGGTTATGGGCATGACACAGCAGGTATGCGACATGCTTTTCTACGGCAACGCCGATAAAAACCCGGATGAGTTCAACGGTATCGCCACTCGCCTTGCTTCCTACGGCGGGAAAATCGGAGACTCTTCCTATCAGGTCATCAATGGCGGCGGTACTACCGTAAAGAAGCAGACATCCGCCTACCTGGTATGCTTTGGCGATCAGGCAGTGACCGGGATCTATCCAAAGAACTCTGCAGCCGGATTCTCCCGCACCGACAAGGGGGAAATCATGGTATCCGATCCGGACGGCAAGCAGTATGAAGCGCTTCTCACCATTTACGGATGGGAACCGGGTTTGGCTGTTCACGATCCAAGAATGCTGGCGGCAGTCAGAAACATTGATACCGCCACGCTGGCGCTGGAATCGGCTACTGCCGAGCAGAAGAAAGCCATCGTAGACAAGATGATTATCGCCCAGCACCGCATCAGACACTTCATGAACGTCAATGCGGCATGGTACGTATCTCCATTCATGATGACACTCTTAAACCTGTACTACAACGACAAGGCCAATGTGTACATCACCAGAAAAGAAGCCATGGACGGCATGCCGGAATACTATGTGAACGGGATCCGCGTACTGGAAGAGCAGGCCATCACTGACGAAGAAGCAGTTATCAAGGAGGCAAAATAATGATTTACGATGCAGAAAACACATTCATGTGGAAGAAAGACCTTTCGACCGGAACGACTAGCGATGTGGTAGCCAATTCCGGCGGAGGCGATGCCTATGATCCGCTCTTTCTGGCAGTGACCGTCAATAGTGCATTGGACAAAGATGCCACCGTCACGCTCTCTACCGATGACGATGCGGCTATGGGAAGTCCTAAAACATTAGGATCTCTCACCGTCTCTAAAGACGAAGGCTCCAAAGCGTCCGTGAAAATCCCGCATGGTATGAAAAAATACCTCAAGCTGAGCGTCACAGGAGCGGCTACCGGTGTCCTGACGGCTGCTTTAGTCGTTGATGTAGATCTCACATGATGGACGACAGAAAAACGGAAGAGCTCTCTATGAACGAACTTCGAGCCAGACTCTATGAAGCGGGCATCGAATACAGCGACAACGCCACTAGAGAGGAACTCATTCAACTGGTGAAACAGTATTGCTGAAACAGGCGTGGGTTCTTCCACGCCGCATGATAACAACCCTCTTGTTGCTATGCGGAGTAGAAGAACCAAAAGGAGGACACCATGAACGCAACCGAAATCTGCAACATTGCTTTGGGAGCCATTGGACAAGGGCGCATCGTATCCATGACAGAAGAATCCGAAGCTGCCAGAAACTGCAAACTATACTACAACCTGACAAGACAGAACCTCTTGTCTATGTATCCATGGGAATTTGCCCACAGAAACGCCAAACTGGCCCTGCTGGATGTCAATACCATGGGGTGGAACTATACCTACGCCTATCCGGCGAAAGCTTTGGTTATCCGAAAAATTTATGATGAAGAATTTGCAGAAGAAAAAGACAACGGCGAACCGACATATACGACCCTTTCTGTAAACGAATCACAGAAAGCCATCTGCACGAATATCAAAGACGCTTATTGCGAATTTACTATGGATATCGAAAACGCAGACGTCTTCCCGCCATCCTTTGTACAGGTACTGGCCTATAGCCTGGCGGCTGCCCTATCGTATCCCCTTTGTGCATCCATGCAAATGCAGCAGGCAAATTTCCAGTTGGCACAGAGCGCCATCGCATTGGCTAAATACACCAGCGCCATCCAGGATGAGCATAAGCCATCCTACCCCAATCATTACCTGACAGCGAGGTGGTAACCATGCCAAGAGAAACCATCTATGTCATACAGTCCTCTTTCACAACGGGAGAAATCTCTCCTGAAGTAGCCAATCGGGTAGACCTGGATAAATACCAATCTGCTTTATTGAACGCTGAAAATGCGTATATCCGCCCATATGGAGCTGTGTACAAACGGACCGGCTCTTTATTTTGCGGCTATGCTAAAAGCGCGAGTGTCAAACTCATCGAGTTTAAAAGCAAAGCCAACGCAGGGTTTCTACTGGAAGTCGGAGACAAATACATCCGTATCTGGAAAGATGGAGTCTTCACCGGGCAGGAAGTAACAACCCCTTACGCTGCTAGTGAGCTGTCAAAGCTAAGGACAGCCCAAAGCGCAGATATCCTGTATATCGCATCCGGCACCCATCCGGTGATGCAGCTGAAACACTATGCAGATAACGATTGGCGATTTGAAGAAATGGAAATATCCCGTCCGTATTTTGATGCAACCGCACAGGTTGAAAATTATGTAGCTGATGAGACCTGGGATAAAGCCGGAACCTATTCATGGCCATGCGGGGAAAGCGGTGACTATCTGATTACCGTAGCCGGAGCCGGTGGCGGCGGGTGCGAAGATCTAAGTCATAAGAGACAAACCGGATACTATGAAAGTGACAACTACGTAACCGCCCAAGGCGGGAAGGGGGGCAATGGAGAGCTTCTGACCAAAACCGTTTATTTGGAGGCCAATACTGTTTACAACATCACCGTAGGAAATGGCGGGACAAAAGCAAATCCGGGGAACGACGGAGAGAGCTCCTCCTTTGGAAACATCATAAGTGCCAAAGGCGGTGGAGGAGGGCAGCCCGGAACTTTTACAAGTCAAAGAAAAGTAACGGGAAGGCCTCATAAATATTACAGAATATGGAGCGGCCATAAAGGGGCAGCAGGCATATCCTACGGCAATGGCGGACAAGGAACCTATGGAACGGGAAATCCTGGATGGGTGAAACTGAAAAGCCTGGCAGATATTGAACTGACCGCCTCAGGTATATCCGGAAGGATGACCATAACCGCCGGGAAATCGTTTTTTACCAAGGATATGGAAGGGATGTGGATGAAACTTTCCCAAGACATTCCATCCCAGGCCGTACAGTCTAACGGAAACCAGACAACCGATGCGATTGCAGTAGGAAGCAGCTGGAAGATCATCACTCACGGGACATGGACCGGAACCATCACCATTCAGCGTTCCGTCAATGGCGGCGAATGGGGAAACTATAGAACCTATCGCTCTAATGACGATAATAATATTTCCGAATCCGGCACTGAAAACATAGAAGATAACGTCCGACTTCGCATCGTAGCCACGGCCGGGCGTGCCGATCTAACCGCCAATGCCTACACAAAGGATGGGATGGTAGTCATTGAATCCGTCAATTCTGCAACCCAAGCCACCTGTTTAGTTAAACAAAACTTGGGGGAAGCGGGGAAAATAGATGCCTATTGCTATGGGGCTTGGAATAACAAATTCGGCTATCCAAGAACAGTCGCCTTCTTCCAAGACCGATTAGTCTTTGGAGGGACCTCTTATCAACCCTACGTCGTATGGATGAGTAAAACCGGAGACTATAACAACTTCTCTGTAGAAAAAGCGTCAGGCACCATAACAGACGATAGCGCCATCGCTTTATCTTTCATCTCCAGAGAACAAGCGGAAATCAAGCACCTTTGCCCGGCAAACGATCTCTATGTACTCACCGATGCCAATGAATGGACCATTTCCGGCGGAGACACGGTAACCCCCACCAAGTGCACACCGAAAGCCCAGACCTTTAGAGGGTGCAGCGATGTAGAACCGATGTCCATTGGCGGACGCCTCATATACATCCAGCGCCGCGCACAAACCGTACGAGATATGGCCTACTCCTTTGAAACAGACTCCTACGACGGCATGGACATAACCCTGCTGGCCAAAAACCTGCTTCGAGGAATGCGCATCACCGATATTGCCTATATGCAGGATCCGGACTCGAGGCTCTACTTCGTAAGAAGCGACGGAGCCATGCTTTGCCTCTCCTATATCAAAGAGCAGAAAGTCTACGCATGGAGCCACATCAAAACAGACGGAGCCTACTTGTCAGTATGCAGCGTTGCCGGCGATACAGAAGACGATGTATACACCGCTGTGCAAAGACAAGGGAAAACATACATCGAAAAGCTAACCATGAACGCAGAGACAAGCAACCCCAAAGACTATATCATGCTTGACTGTGCCAAAGTCTTTACCTTTACATCTCCGGAAGACAGCCAAGAAGTGAAATGGCTATCCGGGAAAGTCACTGTCCTAGCCGACGGAAAATGCTTTTCTGATGTGGAAATTGATGAAAATGGCATCATCACCCTGCCGACCAAAGTGTCCTACATGATCATCGGCCTTCCCTATACCATGAAATTGGAACTTCCTAACCTGGAAATCAACACACCGAACGGAACACTGCAAGGGAGAAACAAAAACGTAAGAAGCGCTTCCTTACGTCTGCTAAACTCCTTGGGCGGGAAAATCGGGAATGGCGTGGGTCCCATGGACGCCATCAAGTACGAAGAATTATCAGACCAAGAGATTACCCTGTACACCGGAGATAAAGAAATCACAATCCCTAATAGAGGCGTAGAAAAGAATGGAAGAGTACTCATTCAGTCTGATGAGCCATATCCATTCAATCTGGCAGCCTTGGTCCGAGAGGTAGTTATCAATGATTAGAAGTAAATACAGAGTGAAAATCACGCCTGTTCACAAGGCCCACGCAGCATGCTATGGTCATGAAATGGCCGTGGATATGAGAGAAGAAGATAAAAAAGAATGTGAAATAATTGGCATTCCACCTGAAGCTGCAGTGGCAACATCTATTGAAGACTCGAAAGAAGTCTACGAAGCCAGATATAAAGGGACCCTGCTATGCGTCTTTGGCGTAGCAGGGAATGCGGTGTGGTGTCTGGGCACACAATCCGTAAAGAATCATAGGAAAGCTCTGGTCTGTATTGGGTATAGCTTTATTCAAGAAGTCGTCCGGAAATATGGAAAACTAGGAAATTTCATTTCAAAAGAAAATATCCCGGCCATAAGATATATCGAAAATGTGCCGGGGGTAGACCTCTATGAAGGAAATGTCACCATCAACGGAAAGCCTTTCCTATATTTTGAACTAAGGAGAAAAGACCATGTGTAGTGTAACCGCAGCCATGATGGGCCTCACGGCTCTGCAAGGATATACCTCCTATCGTTCGCAAAATGCCCAATATCAAGCACAAGCCGCTGCCTATGCAGCGCAAGCGGATGCCGCAAGACAGAATGCTGGCATTCAAGATCGACAGAGAGAACAGATCGCAGACCAGTATGCCCAGAAACAGCAGGAACTGGATGCGAGAAGAAAACTGGTGATAGGCCAGCAGAACGCAGCAGCCGGATCTGCGGGTCTATCCGGCGGAAGCGTATTAGATGCCAATGCCGCTGCTATCGACCAGTGGCGAACGGACTCCATGAACCTGTTAGGGAATCAGAGAAACGATACCAAAAACGCCTATATCAATCAGGTTAACTATTTGAACCAGGCCAAACAAGCAGACGCGGCGGCCTACAACACCAGACAACAAGCGAAAGCAGCCAGGATTTCTTCGCTTCTGAATACAGCGATTAGCATGTATGGCGTTTCCAAAACCTTTGGAGGGACAGCTTCCAAGACCACCGGACAGCTTCACCATCCATCCGCACTAGCAGGCATGCCGGAAACCATGGAAGACCAAGTCTTTGCCGTCACCAAGTACAAGCCGCAGAAATTTATAGGAACGAAAAGCCCCTATAGCTGGCTTAGGTAGGAGGATCTATGAAGCTTTCACAATTCACGCCCTCTGTGAATAAAAATACCATGAATGCGAAAATTCAGGCGGTAGATCATCCGAATGCCTATGGAGCCAATCAAGCCGGGGCCAATGCCTTGAATGCCACACTGAGCGCCGGTATAGGGGCTTATCAAAAAGAATGGCTGAAAGACCAGAACGATAAAATCTTTGACGCCAAGAACGACTACGAGCAGCGCATCAATTCCCTTATGGACGATGAGAACACCGGCCTTTTCAATACCCATCAGGGCAAGGCTGCCGAGAACCTGCAGAAAGATTACACCGACCAGGAACAGAAGATTTATCAGCAGGTCCTGCAGGATCATGGTATCTCTTCTGATTACGCCGTCCGAGCTTTCGGGGAACAGAGAGCACAGTCCCAGACCTCGAACCTTCGCATGATCGACAAGTACCAGCGAAAGCAGATGGAAGACTACGCAGGAAATCAGATTTCCTTGATGACCAGCAACATGGTGAACCAGTCCGTCAAAGATCCCGACTCCCTCATCCAGAACTTCGGGAGCTGGGAGAAGAACACCACCGCTATCTTATCCGGGCTCAGTATGGATCCCACGGCCATTGGCGTCAAAATGAACTCCCTGAAGAACGAGCAGGCCAAAAGCATCATGCAGTCCTACCTTACTACAGGCGACTACAGCGCAGGGTTAAACGCCATCGCTTACATGAAATCACAGGGAATAGACGAACCGACACTCAAGGCTTACAAAGACCAGTTCCTTCAGAAGAAAATGACGCGGGAAATTAAAAGCAGCGCCGAAGACTACGTCAAAGGAAACGGACTGAACCTCACTACCATGACATGGAAACAGTTCCGGGATGCATGGAGGAAAGACCACCCGACGCCGGTCCCTCAAGGGAAAGGTAGCGTCACGGGAAATCAGATCGCGGAATTTGCCAGAAACAACTACACCGAAGGCGATCAGTGGATGGGAAGCGTTACCAAAGATCCCACCATCCAGTGCGATTCATGGACCGCTGATGTCTACGCCAAGACCGGCCTTTTCCCGGACGGGACAATCACGCACGGTTCCGACTTCGGGAAAGCCTACCATGAAGCGGGCGACGGCTATGAACCACAGCCCGGAGACTTCATTGACGGGGAAAAGCACGTCGGCATTTATTTAGGGAAAGGCCAGTACATGGCCAGAAACTCCTCCGGCGGCATCCACATCGGCAGTATGGATGAGTGGAATGAATGGTTCGGCAAACCGATCGGCTATGGATCCGTGGCAGAAGCCAGAGGAGAAGCCCCTTACGACATGTCAGACGAAGAACGAGCCGAGCTGCAGGACAAGAGCGACGCCGCCTTAAAGCAGCAGTACGCTGAGATCCGTTCCAACCAGGTATCCTACATTCAGAGTCAGGTGCAGAACATCACCAAAGGAATCCTCGAAATGGAGCAGAACGGTTCCACGCCCGGCCAGGTGTACGAGTACGCCGCGGATATTGTGAACAACGATCCCTTGCTGAAAGACTCTTCAGCGGGCGTCACACTCTTGGGCCGTCTGATGAATCAGAAGAGAACCTATGAAAAATCACAGAACAGAGCTGCCAATGTAGGGAGAGGTCTTGATACCAGCGGCTGCCTCAAAGAGAAACAGTTCAACGCACTGGAAGGATTTATCGGGACGAAAATCAATTCCATCGAAGACCTCGACAACACCATCAAAGACCTGCAGGAAGAAGGCGTCTACCTCACTGCCGAGCAGGATGCCAAGATTCGGAAAGACGTCATCGACTGCGCAAACGGCGTGGGAACCTTTGCCGTCAAGATCCCGGATGATGATGCCACCATTGCGGCTATGTGCTATACCAATACCTCCGCCGTCACCTCGACAGCGAAAATGCTCATTAAGAGAGAAATTATGGATTTCAAAAACGAACAGGGAAGAGATCCTGATAATGACGAACTCCGTACCATCTACTACGATGTGATCGGAAAAGAAGGCCTCGACAGCACTGGTAAAACGAAAATTGGCGGGATTAACATCTTCGGTGTAAACCTTTTCGGGGACGACTACGAAGCCCCAGCCATGAGCAAAGCGCAGGCCTACAACGATCACATAAGAGAAACGTCGCAGGCCGTAGACGAAGATGGAAATCCGAATGGCTTCTACATTGACGTGGACTACGGGAACGGAAAGACTGAGACCAAGTGGGTATCTGATGAACAGATGAGACAGATTTCCAATGGAGAATTAAGCGTATTCGATATTTGAGAGGAATCACAATGGATGAAGAAATTTTAGGAAGCGTGCTGCATGGGATTAAGCCAAAGGACTATACACCCATCCAGGTGAGACCGACACCGGAGTTTGGCGGCATTCAGCTGACTGAAGAGCAGCAGGCCAAGAAGGACAATATGGAATCCGTCAAGGATGGAGAGATCCTGCCCTTAGGCGGATTCACTGACACCGTAGAAGCCCAGTGGGAATCCGCCAAAGACCTTGTGAAATCCACTGACGTATACAAGAACCTTTTCGGAAACAGCGCACCGGATGATAACCGCCTCGAACAGTCTGAGAAACTTGGAAGCGCACTAGGCATTGCCCCTCAGCTGATTGCCTCCGATCCAGATATGTACAAGGCAGCTGTCACCACCTATGAGAGACAGAGGAATGCGGCCGCGCTGAACAACCAGCCATTTTCTGCCAAGACCTTGAATGAACTCTACCCGGAACTCGACACGGAAGACCCCGTGGCCACCACCATTGCCCTGAAGGACTATACCAACATTCTGAAGAACCGAGAAGCAGCAGCGCAGGGCGCGGCGGTTTATACCATGCCGGAAAGCAAGCTCACCGATCTTTCTAATATCATTGGCTACCTCTACGACACTGGCACCCATTTTGCGGGCACCGCCTACGAAGCCGGGCAGGCGCTCGACGCACAGAGCGAGCTCATGTACAAAGCTTCCATCGGTGAAATCTCCGACGAAGAAGTAGAGAAAGCCATTCCAGGACTGATGAATGCGCAGAAAGCATATAACGCAGAAATCGGGGACTCCTACGTGGCCAAGATTGTAGGGGAAACCATTTCCCAGCTTTCCATGCAGAAGAATATGATCATGCGCGGCGCAGCAGAAATCCTCGCTCCGATTGCCCCTTTGGCGCAGCCTATCTTAGCTGCCACCAAAACAAATCTGCCGCAGATCGCCACCTTAGGCGCTGCATCCGCAGCGAGCGCCGTAGGAGCCACGGGAGCTGTGGCAGGAGCAGCCGTCACAGGAGCGGCCGCACTGGCAGGGCTCATCGCCTTAGGTACTGCTTCCGTCTTCACAGGAACCTATAGAGCAGAAGCTGGACAGGCGTATTGGGATTGGCGCACCAAAAAGGATAAAAACGGGAAATCTGTTTATACCCGAGAGCAGGCCATTGGCCATGCCAAGAGAGTCGGTGTGATCAATGCAGCCATTGAAACCGGTGCATGGGAGCTCGCACTCAAGGGCATCACCAAAGTATGGGGGAGTGACGCAGCCAAAGCCGTCATCAAGAACGAAGCCGCCATGAAGAAACTGATCGGCGCAGGGAGAGCAGCCGTAGGAGCTAAAGCCATCGGATACGGTGCGAAACAGTTTGTCAAAGTGGCAGCGCCAGAGATTGCAGAAGAAGGCCTGCAGTCTCTTTCCGCGGATATGGACACCAGCCTCTTTGGGAAAGAACCCATTCCCGTGAAAGAAATGATGAGGAATGCCTTGGATGCCATGATCGAAGCTGTCCCCTCCGTTGTTGGTATGTCGATCGGCGGTGCTGCTTTAGCAGGCGCAGGGGCACATAGAGCCATGAAGAGAATCGCCGGCCTCTCCGAAATGAAAGATGCAGTTATCGAATTCAAACGTGAGAACGAAAGATCCATGCTGCAGAAACTCATGGATCTCCGCTCCGAATCGTCTCTTTACAAAAAAGCACCGGAAACCTACCGGAAGACACTGCAGAACCAGCTCGATCATACCGGATCCGGCACGCTTTACATCGACGCTTCCGCAGCGGCCGAAAATGAAAAGACACACGATGCCTTAAACAAGCTCGTAGAAGATGGCACGATCACCGCTAAAGAATTAGATGACGCCATCAAGACTGGCAAGCCCTTAGAGGTAGAGACAGGGAAATACATGCAGACCGCCACCCCCGAAACCCATGAAGCCCTTTCCGACTACACCACCATGGACAAAGGAGAAAAAACGATCCATGCCATCCGAGCAGAGCGGCAGCGCATGAAAGATATGATCGACATTGTCACCATGACACGCGAAAAAAGAGAAGCGGCCGCTACAGAAAAAATCTTGAACGACCACTTCTCCGATGATACCGACATTGGAAGAGAAGATAGGGACACCGCAAGAGAAATTCTTTCCGGCGGCTTAGATCATATAGAAGACACATGCAAAACCATCCTCCAGGAAGCCAAAGACGCATGGGGAAAGCTGATCGGCGTCAAAGAACTCCAGGACTACATGGAACGAAGAAAGACACAGGATGCGAATTTTTCCAATGAAAAAGGCGTCGATATGTTCGACGTCGGGGAAGGGAAAGAGCGGGTACATCTCAGAGTTTCCAAGAACCCAGATTGGTATCAGGATTTTTATGGTACATACGGAAGAGCACCAAACCAGCGTGAGCTCTACGATATCGCCCAAGAGAAAATTATTGCCGAGAATGACAAAGGCGATGAAGAATCCAAAGCGGCCATCGCTGAGATCGAAGAGGCGAAAAAGAGAGTCGAGTCCATCGAGAGAGTGAGTGAGACGCTGAAATCCTTAAACAAAGAAGATCTCATCGCGCAGACACTACTGGATCCCGAGACCTATGAAGAAGCATACAAGCCGCTCCTTGAAGAAATCAAGGCAGCGGGAAACGGTGCCGTCACCAAAGCCGCGCGAGACTCCGCCTTAGTCTTGGCAAAGATCGCAGAGAACTTCCATAAGAGCTACGGCGTGCCTTTGAAACTGGCCATGGTAAAAGCGGGGGAAGTCGTGGGAATCCGAGAAGGAGCCTACGGTATGGCTGCCTTCGACGTCAGCCGGTCCGGCATTTCCAGTGTTTCCCAATTTATGGATAGAATCAAAGCTGGAAAGGCAGCAGGCGAAAAGCCCAATAAAATAAGATACACCGGGAAATTCGGTGTATCTTATTCGGAAGAACAGGTCAGCCACGCAACAATACTGCACAGGGGGCACGTGCTTACCAAAGAACAGATGGATGATATCGAAAACCATTTGGATGTGCTGCATAATCCTGCCCTATCGAGCAGAGGTGACGCATTAAGTGGAAGGTATCACGGGAAATCGGTATTGTGCCGTATAGATGGAGACTTAGGATCTTACTACGTTGTACTTGAGGTATCAAACGACAATGGTGTGGTTTGGTTCAAAACGGGTATGGCCGGGGGAAAAGAATCCATAGATAAGATAATAGCGGAACATTCCGCTGGCAGCCTTTCGTATAAAGACGCAGGGACGACCAGTCAGAACAATTCCGCTATTACCATAGACAGTTTACCAAATGCGCTGGGCATCGTCAAGAAAGATGCCTATCACCAAATGGCCGGAGAATATGCCCATAACGTCCTATCGAGCAAGTCGACAAAGAAGGGCATGGCCGAGCAGCAGCTGGACGCAGATGAGAAATCTTTCGCGGACAGTGTAGATCGTTTCATTGCCGGTAAAGAAAAGTCGCCCATGGTTCGCGTGATGACAACGCCTCTCGTGCTGAAACTAACCGGAGCTGAAGTCCTTCCTGTGGAAATCGCCAAGACAGATCTTGAGAAAATCCTGAACGGAAAGCATGCAGGAGACATGACACCGGAGATCATGAAGCAGCTGCCGAGGGCGCTTACAAATCCAATCATGATCTTTAAGTCATATACAGGGCCGAACGGAGAGGAACGCCGAGTAGTGGTGGTAGACCTCAAAGATAACAACGGGGCAACCATCGTCGTTCCTTTTGAACTCAAGGCAACGAATACAGAAAGACGGTATATCGTAAATCGGATAGTAAGCGTATACGGGAAAACGGGGAAGAGGACGAGAACGCCATCCTACGAATGGTTTGGCAGACAATTAGAAAATGGAAACTTGCTCTATGCCAATAGAAAAAAGGCTATCAACGAAATTCTCCAGAGAAGCCCTAATTGGCCCATACCCGAAGAAAAAGTTGATAACCTTTTATCTGCTCCTAATGTAGCAAATGAAGAAGACCTTGTCAAGCTGAAAAGCGAAAATCCCACCTACTACCAGACGGCGGCAGACAAAGACCTCGTCGTCTATCACAATGTTTCTACTGGCAAATTGAGAGAAGCCATCAAGCTGGGCGGGCTCCCGATGCCGTCCCTCGCCATCACGAAGAGGGATATCCCATTCGGGGACTTTGGGGAGATCACGCTGATCGGGGATAAGGACATGATAGACCCACGGAAATCTAGGTCGAACGAAGTCTTTTCCAGAGATGCCTATACCGTGAGAAAACCGGTGGTGAATTATGAAGTACCGGCGAAGATAGATAGCGATGCTTTTCACAAGAAATACGAAGAGATAAGAAAGTTCCTCAACAAGAATAGTATTGACGTAGGCGAAATTAACTTTTCCTTCTACGATGGGGAAGAGTCTCTTGCGGCAATGGAAAATAATATCGCAATTAAATACTACTACGTTAAGAACGTTTTAAAGAAAGACATCCCGATAAAAGAGCGGACAGTCACGCCTCCGGTAAGAGGCGAAAGGCTTTTCAAGGAGTATCCAAAACTTATTCATGCGCTTAAATCTTCTAAGGTAAAGAAAGGTGATTTTTCGGAAGTAGACCAAGCGGCTCGACCGTACTTTGACGAAATGAGACAAGATATCGCCATGGGAAAGGGACTAGTGGGACGTTCTAAGCGAGTATTGGCTAAGTGGACAACGAACGGACATATCAATGAGGATGGAGTAAAAGAGCTCCTTTTACGGCTTTCTGCATACGAGGAAGATAAGAAAAAGAAACCCTACAAAGAGGTGGACAGACAAGATTTCGTAAAGGATTTACGCAAGACCATCGAAGAGGCAGGCTTAGAGAGATTCACGGCGTTCGTCCGTTCCGAATTCGATAGTCTCTATAAAGACAGGTATCTTTGGGACAACGGGAAGAAATACGCGTTCAACATTGACAATATTGTCAAGCTGATGAAAAAATACCGCGGCACCAACAACGAAGGACCGGGTGGTATCAACTACGGCTTCAACAGCTTGCTTGCTTTCCTTTCTAAAAAGTTCACGTCAATTAGGGATATCAAAAACCATGAATCGTTCCTTGCGCCGAACAAGGAAGAACTCGCCAGGTACAAGAAGGCGGAAGACATGTACAATCGCCTGATAGACGAAGCAGCTGAGCTCCGCGGCAGTTACGGCATGGATTTAGACATAGATCTGGCTGAGCTCATGAAGGACACGAGAGATGGGAAGAAAGATCTGCACGGATTCCCGGAAGATAAGAAATTCCTCCAGCACATCAAAGATTTTCTGAGAGAAGCGGACAAGGTAACGACGGACTACTTCGAGGCCAAGCCAGCTAGGAAGGTGACGTTCGACGAATTCTCCGGCGCTGTCATCCCGAAGGGGACACCGGAAGAAACGGTAAACTTTCTGGAATCACAAGGTATCGTGGTTCGTGAATATGACCAGGACGTAGAAGGCGAGCGAGAAGCAAAGGCCAAAGAATTAGGCCAGAAGCTGAACGTATATTTTCAAAACAAATACCAGGGCTCCTACGACAGAAACGCCAACGTCATTGAGCTTTTCGACGGTGCGAATGAATCTACAGTCATCCATGAAGGCGCTCATATGTTCCTTTCTATGCTCGAGAACATGAGTCAGATGAGCGAAGAGAATGTCGCCACCTACTTCAACGGGGATACGGCGAAAGCACGCGCTGCATTGAAGAGCATGCAGGGTGATCTCTCTACCATTCGTTCATGGGCCGCCTTTTCCGAAGATCACCTCTCTGAGTACAAGGGGACTATTTTAGAGAAGGAATTCACCAAGTATGCCGAAGACATCAGAGCAGGGAAGGCCGGTGCCATGGAACGCTGGATGCAGGAACGCTTTGCCAGGGGCTTCGAGAAATACCTCATGGACGGCAGCGCACCCACCAAAGAAATGCAGGGGGTCTTCCGACGGTTCAAGAAATGGCTGATCGACATCTACAAGACAGCAAAGAATTTGGGGAACGTAGAACTCACACCCGAGATCAAAGACATCTTCGATCGTATGATTTCCACAGAAAGCGAGATCAACGCATGGGCCGCGCAGCGAAAACTGGAAGCGATAGATAAGACCGTCAACGTGAACCAGTCTGAACTGGGTAACCTCAAGGCATGGGCTGAGAGCGTCAAGGACAAAGCTCTGGAGAAAGCCATGAGTTACTACCTTCATATGGTGAGAGAAGAAGCCATCGAAAACTTCAAAGCCTCCATTTCTTCTGAAGAAGAGAGAACCAGCTTCATCGAGTCTCTGGGAGAAGAGAATGAGATCTATCAGATCGAGACCATTTACAACTCCGACACATTCCCTACAAAGAAAGACCGTGACGAATTTCTCCAAATGGCCGGGTTCACAGAAAAAGATCTGAAAGAGAAGCTGAGAGCTGCTGGCGGCACTACGGAAGAACGGTGGAACAAACACATCGAAGAGATGATGCAGCACTATCGGGAAGAAGCATTAACCCCGGAAGCCATCAGGGGCATGGCCGAAGAAATTCTTCGATCCCCGGAGGGCATGGCCAAGAAGTCTCGCATCGAAGCCATGCTGCTTGAAAAGAAAGTTTCTGCTTACATCCATCTCGTCAATTCTATGCAGATGGAACTCAAACGGTCCAAAGACAAGAAAAAGACCGCGAGAGAAATTCGCAAGCGATTGGGACTTGTTTCCGAAAAAGAAACAACAGAGATCGACAAGCAGACAGATGTGATTGCCAAGTCGGAAGATAAGATCGCAAAGCTGGAGAAGCAGAAGAAGCTGCTAAAAGAGCAGCTTGAAAAAGCGAAAGCAGAAGCTGCAGCAGCCAAGGGCGAGAACAAGTCCAGAAAGGAATCACAGACCATTCTGGAAGGAAACATGCGAGCCCTTGAGGCTGAGCTTGAGAAGGAACGCGCCCAAAGAGCAAAGGCCGACAGCACCACAAAAGACGCAGAACTCACTGCTGCTGATCTTGCGGTGCAGCTCCAGACTATGGTAGACGGACTCAAAGAGTCCAGAGACGCCATGCGCTTCGACATGAGGGAAATCAAAGAGGATGCCAGAAATACATTAGGCGGCGAGAAACTCTCTCACGCCACCAGCTGGCGATGGTGGGAGAACAAGGCGCAGATTGCAGAAGCCCGCGCCATGAAAGCAGCTGCAGGCAATGACTGGGAAGGCGCTGCTTATTGGAAACGTGAGCAGGCACAATGCCTTACCATGGCCAAGTTCGCCAGAGCAAACGAAGAAGAAATCCGTCGCACCCTTCACGGAGGCGGCGGGAAAGTCACCACGCCTCTTCTTAACGAAAACGGCATGGAGCGCTACGGCATCTTAGGCATCCTGAACCGCATCTCCCGGACGGATAAACCCGTTCTGATGAAGGACGACGCACGCTACTTCGTGCAGCACATGGCATACGTCTTAGGCCTCACGAAGAAAGACGGCATCTTGCCTATTGATGAGAGCGGGCAGGAGAGACCTTTCAACTGGCGCTGGCTTGCCGTAGAGATGAACCCCATGCAGGCCATGGACAATGAAAACTACTTTGCCGAAGACATCATTCCAGGATGGATGAGAAGCGCTTTCGAAGGCTCTACCGCTTTGAAGCTAAAAGACCTTACCATGGACCAGTTCCGAGAAATGGCTAAAGTCATGAAAGCTGTCTACAAATTGGGCCGAAGAGAGTACGAGGGGAATACCTTAGGCACCTCTTTCGATGACGCGGCACAAAAGATCCACGATGAGATTTTAGACAACTGGACGCACCGCGTGGCCACTCCGGGACTCAAGAACCAGACCGCCACTAGCCTGGACAGGCTGGGGACAAAAATTCACAGCCTCATCAAGGACATCACACTTCCTGAAATTCTGATCGAACGACTGGGAAAGTCTGCTGCCGAGTATTTCTATAAACCCATGGACAAAGCGGCTGCCCATCTGCGAGAACTAAAGAGTGCAGCACGAGTCACCTTCCGGAAGAACTTTGCGATCTACTCCAGAAAAGAATGGACCGCCATCCGAAGCAAGAAACTTTACACGATCGGCCTTGATGAAAGAGGGAAGCCTGTATCCTATACCAAGGAGCAGCTCCTCGCCATGGCCTTAAACTTTGGCACCAAGTCCAACAGGGCACGCCTCATAGAGACCTTATGGTTGAGCGATACCTTGAACACCGACGAGAAAACCATCCTTGACATGCTGGATAAGAACCTCACTGACAAGGACTGGGACTTCGTAGAAAGCGTATGGGAGCACCTTAATTCTTACTGGGGCGAGAGGAACAAAGTCCAGAATGATCTCTATGGCACACCCCTAGGGAAAGTCCAGGGCGAAGATTTCACGCTGAAGTCGGGACGTGTCATCCATGGCGAGTACTATAGAATCAAGTACGATCCATTAAGCAGCGCAAAGACAAGCAACTTCTCTACAACAGACATCGCCAAGATGGACATGCAGAATATTTCCTCCTTCTCCTTAGGTATGGGGAGCACCAAGCAGCGTGCAGGAACATCCGGCGGGCAGAAGCTCCGCCTCGACCTCGATGTGTATGTAGAGGCTGTCAATGAAGCCATGCAGCACATCGCCATGCGAGAAGCCACCGTAGATGTCTACAAGCTCCTCAATCGGAAAGAAGTCGTGGCAGCTATCGAAAACACCGCAGGCCCGGAAACCCTTTCTCTGCTGCAGGGATGGGCCAAGGACTGCTGGCACTCCTCGATCAAGGATATGAGCGAATGGGACTCTACCTTAGGCAGAGCCCGGCGGCGCTTCAACTTCACAACGATGGGGTTCCGATTCTCCACGGCTTTACTGAATATCGGGAACATCACCGGCATGATGGAACGGATGGGAGCAGCCAATGCCCTAAAGGCCGTCGGAGATTTCTATTTTCATGGGAACATCGTAGAGCAGCGGCGATTTATTCAAACCAAGTCCACTATGATGAGAGACCGAGGGGCCACCATCGATCGGGACATGTTCATGCAGGACAGACTGCCGGTAGGGAAGAACGAGTCCGAGTTCCGCTCCAAGATCGAGCACGGGAAGTATGGTGTCGACACTTTAAATTCCAAGGCCTACTGGCTCATCCAGGCGACAGATGAAATGTTTTCCTTGCCAGAATGGCTATTCACTTACAAGAGAGCCATGGCCGCTATGGAAATCGAAGGCAAGCTCAATAGAGACGAGATGGATGCAGAAGCTGTGAGACTTGCCGACAAAGCCGTGAGAGAGACTTTCGGATCCAATGAGACCAAAGACCAGACCAGCTTTACCAGGAAGAACGGAATTCTTGCACAGATGACCACCTTCTATAGCTACACGAACCTTGTCACGAACCAGTTTATCCGCGCAGGGTACACCTTATACGATAAGGGAGATGTGAAGCCGCTCCTCGCAGCCACGTGGTATTGGTGGCTCCTAGGCGCTTTAGTCGAAACAACCTTACGAGAAATCGGGGACGACTCTGATGATGAAGATAAATGGAAGAAGAAATTCCTTCATGTCATCGCCTCCGGCGGCCCCATCGGCGGCGTCCCTCTTGCAAGAGAAGCCGTCCCGTGGACGGTAGATTTCTTTACCGGGAAATCCTTCGGGTCCGCCGCTCCTGATGCTCCATTCTTTGATACCCTAAAGCACATGGAAAACTTCCTAAGAGCCACCAAGAAAGGTGATCTCATAGAGATGGGGAGAGGAGCCACCAAGGCCATCACAAGGATATCCGTACCCGTCCCGGATACCATCACAGATGCCTTCTGGAACTTCATGCGAATGGCCTGCACAGATACTGAATTCACCATGTGGGATTGGTTCAGAAAATCCCTATGGGGCAAAACACTCAAGGAGAAGAAAAAATGATCGAACGATTTTATTATCGGCTGATCGATTGCCAGCCATGGGCAGACGCAGCGAAACGGTTATGGATAAACCTATGAAAGAGAAAAAGGAGGGTAAGAAATGATAGGTGCCGAAGTAAATCGAATCGTCTATAAGGGGGATGGGATTACAACAAGTTTTCCGTATACCTTTACGGTTCTTGAGAAAGCGGATATTGTCGTGACGCTTGTAGACAAGGAAAGCAAGAAAAAGACTCTCACGAGCGATTACTTCATTGATATGGACAAAAAAGAAATTACCTACCCGGGGTACGCGCCCGGAGAAGAACCTGCTGAGGCCGAACGGCCGCCCGTGCTTCCGGCGGGATGGTATCTTGTCATCCAAAGAAAAACGAAAATAGACCAGCAGATAAGCCTCGGGGACAAATGGCCCTTTGATGTGACGGAAGATGCACTGGATAAAATCACTAGAATTTTGCAGGATTTAGATACAGACTCTAAGCGGCATTTAGAAATTTCTGCAGAGGCTAGCGGCATAGATCCCATGCTTCCATCGCCTAAAGCCAACATGGGCTTTTACTGGGACGAGACCGGGACAAAGCTTGTAGAGGGCCTAAACCCGAAGGCCGCCAGCGAAAGCGCTGCACGTAGTGCTGCAGCTGCCAGTGCCAGCGAAACCAGCGCGGCTGCGAGTGCAAGCGCAGCCAAAGCTAGCGCAAATGCTGCAAGAGAAAGCGAAAAGAACGCAGATAGCCGAGCACAGGATGCGGAAAGCGCGGCCAATACAGCCAAGACCTATGCAGAAACCGCAACCAAGAAAGCAACGGCGGC